GTAGTATTTGTGGCATTACCAAGTAACATCAAATGGTGTACTGATTTAATGGAAGATTTAAACATGGTTGTTATTGATAAATATCCTCAACCACGTAAAGATTATTTCTATGACGTAGTGTTTACTATCTTTGCTCACGTAACTAACCAAAGATTTAACACGTTATACGTTTACGCATAAATAAATTAAAAAAGTGGTTGCAAATCGTAACCACTTTATTTTTTAACATTATAAAATTATAAAAAAATGCCTTGTCCATTAACACAAAATTATACACTAAAAGACTGCCTAACAACGGCTGGCGTGGCTTCATGGTATATCACTCCATTTGCTAACGTTTTAACGTCTACATTAACTGCAAACGTTGTAACTGCTATTACTAAAACAGTTACTTGGAAAACTATCGCTCAAGAAATTGAACAGGGTATGTGGTCCTATACTGGTGCAGGAACAACTGCTTCGGGTAGTAAGGCTTACGACTGGGAATGTTCTATTAAAATGCATGGTTTAAATACATTAGATCAACAAGAATTAGAAACTATTTTAAATAACAAAGTAGTACTTATTGCAGTTATGCAAAACGGTGATGCTTGGATGTTAGGACGTGGTTACGGCTCAAATGCTATTGATTCTAAATTTGAATCGGGTACTGCAATGGGTGACTTTATTGGTAGCACATTAACAATCAAAGGACGTTCAAGCGTATCGGCTGTTAAAGTTGACACTGCTATCTTAGCAGGTTTATTAACCTAATAAATTAATTACACAAATATTAAAAGCAATCTTAATCGGTTGCTTTTTTTATTTTGTAAAAGTTTAAAAAAATACTATATTATATTAGTGATATTAATAAATAAAAATACAACTAACAAAGTAATTTTAACGCTATCTGAAAAGACAACGTTAACCAATGCAAAGTATTTATTTGAGGTTATTAATGACATGAGTAATGAAGTTAAATGCTTTATTGCAGCGGATATAAGCACAAATAAATTAAGATATAACGAATTTGAATTTATTGAAAACGTAACTGAAAATTTATTGAATGGTACTTTTAGTTTGACACTAAGTGGTTTTTATAAATACAATGTTTACGAACAAGCAAGTTCAACAAATTTGAATCCGTTGTTAGCATTAAATTTAATTGATAAAGGAAAATTAAACGTTGTATCACAATTAAGTGGTTATCCAGTTTACACTGGCAACGAAAACAATACAGTAGTATATGGCGGCTAAATTTCAATACATTGATAATAAGCATATGTTAACGTTTAAAGCGTTACCTAAATTAACGTTTAGTGAAGACAATAAAGGTTACATAAAGTATGGTAAAGACAATTTATATCCTCAAGAGTTAGTACGTTTATTTAACGAACATCCCGAACATAGGGCTATTGTTAACCGTAAGGCTAGATACATTTGGGGTAAAGGATTAAAAGCAGTAAACGAGATTGACCAAATTAAAGTTGACACGTTTATTGATAATTTTAACCGTAAAGAAACTTTAAATCAAGCTGGTAAAAAAGTTAGTTTAAATACAGAATTATTTAACGGTGTGTATGTTGAGGTTATAACTAACTTACAAGGACAACCGATTGAAATGTACTTTTTAAACTCTGCTAATTGTCGTATTTCAGAATGTGAAACTAAATTATATTTCAGTAAAAATTGGAATAAAAACACGCAGGCTAAAGACATTAAGTGCATCAATAAATTTGAAAACAATGGAACGGCTGGCACATTCTTTATTGACTTTAAATATTATACAGCAAGTGCAAGTAAGTTAGAAAGCGTTTATCCTATTGCACAATATCAAAGTATTGTAAATGATATTAATACCGATGTGGATATTAGTACATTCAATAAAAATTATGTTAGTAGTGGTTTCTCAGTTGGTAAGATAATAAATTTCTTTAACGGACAGCCTACCGATGAAATGATACACTCTATTGAACGTTCATTTAAAGGTACTTATACAGGCGAGAATGGTGAAAGTCTTATGATTACTCACTCAGATAGAGACGACAAAGCACCCGAAGTAGTTGACGTTTCTGTAAATGATTTATCTGAGAAATTTTTGTTCACTTCAAAGCGTGCAATGAAAAAAATATTTGCAGGTCATGAAATGGCACCCGAATTATTCAACATTAAATTTGATGAATCTTTTTTAAGTGGCTCACCCGATTTATTAATTTTGCAAGAGTTATTTGTTAAGGGATATATCGAACCTAGACAAGCTGACTTATTAGAGTTCCTATCTTATTTATCATTCTTAAAAACTGGTGAATATTTAGAAATGATGTTTGAGCCAATAAGTTTAATTGGTGCGGATTTAAGTAATGATGTGGATTTAAGTATAGCGGAACGTAGAACATTAAAAGGTTATGCAACTGACGAAGCTGCAACAAAGCCGCAAGCGCAAGCGGTTAACGATGCTATTAACGCATTAAGTCCATTGGTTGCAAATAAAGTTTTAGAGTCAATGAGTCAAGACGAAATTAGAGCCTTAGCTTCATTACCACCTAAAAATGCAATGACTAATATAGATGGAACTCCAGTAATAGATGTTAATGGAATGCCAGTTGCTGCAACTAATAGCGGTACAACAAACGATAATTTAACAGGGCTTAGTGCAGCGGATAATGCCGATATGTACCGAATAGTAAGAGATTACACTAAAGGTAAAATTAACGAACATTTAGCAGTAACTAGATTAACGGCTTATGGCATTGATGAAGCGCAAGCTAAGAAAATATTAGGCATTGAAGTTAAAATGAGTAGTGATAATGACCCCGTATTAATGGCACTATCTAAATGTGGCAGAATTGAAGACCCATCGACTTATACTGTTTTAAAAAGAGAGCGTGTTAAAAGTTCAAACGAAGCATGAAAATACGAACGTCAAATAATGAAGTTTGCAGATGCTTTAGTGATTAGTATAGAAGAACTAGACAGTGCTATTTTAAATGCTTTAAAAGGTAACCCTAGCATGTCTATTAATGAATTAGTAGACGTTACTCAAACAGACTTTTATAAAGTAGAAGAATCAATTGCACGATTAACTAAAAACGGTTTTTTAGATGACACAATAGGTGGTTTTAAACCTACTCAAAAGGCATTAGATAAACCAACTGAACCAATTGTAAGTAGAGAAATTTATACCGTTTATAAATATGAAGTAAACGAAGATAAACCTTACGCTGCAAAATCTCGTACTTTTTGTACAAAATTAATGAGTTTAGGAAACGAATATACTTTTGAAGAAATTGATACAATTAGTTTAAGTGGTGTTGGAAAAAATGTAGGTGGTACTAATATTTGGGACTATCGTGGAGGGTATTATAACAACCCATCAACGGGACAAATTGACCCCGATTGCCGTCACTTATGGATGGCAGAAACTAGAGTACGAAATAAAGAAAAAAAATAAACAATGGCTGACGTTTTATTTATACAAGAAGACTACTTTAAGAAACTCGCTGGAGTTGACGGTAACGTGGATTGGAAAAAATTAGAAAGCACTATTATTATGGTGCAAGATATTTATATTCAAAAAATATTAGGCACACAATTATATAACGACTTAAAAACTAAAATAATTGCTAACCCTACCTTGTCAAGCTACCCAAATGAGAAAGCACTAATCAATGATTATATTGCAAAGGCTCTTTGTTGGTATGTTAAAATGGAAGCGTCACCCGACTTTAAATTTGCATATCAAAACAAAGGCATACAAGTAAAAGGTTCAGCGGATTCAAGTTCAGCGGACATAGCGGATGTAAAATATTTAATGGATAAATGGCGCATTCATGCTGAAAGATACGCACAATTAGTAACTGATTATTTAATTGAAAATACAACAACGTTTCCAAAATATTTAGAAACAAGTAATACTGGCATGAATCCAACGGTACGCAATTACACAAACGGTGTGGCAATGCGTGGCGATTTAGATTTTGGCAATGAAGAGTTTAACCGTTTTAATTATTGGCGTAGAGATAAAGACTAAATGATTACACTTAACCAGGATATAGAATTATTTAAAAACTTTGCTTTAAAACACAAAGGCATAAACTCATTTTACTTTGGTGACGAATCTGAAGCGGATACTAATGTAGAAATAGTTTATCCTTTTATGAATGTTATATTGCAAGGTAGCAGCGTTACTGACAATGTAGTTAGTCGCAAATATATGATTGTGATTAGTGATTTAGTTAATAAGGATATAAGCAACATAAACCAGGTGCTAAGTGATACTGAGCGTATTTGTTACGATGTGCCTAACTACTTAAGACAAGTTAGCAATAGTAAGTTATTAGGTGCTTTTAAATCTGATATGAATATTTCGTTAACCGATTTTACTGAGCGTAACGATGACGATGTTAGTGGACACTTTTTTGATTTAACAATCAGTTCCGCAATGGGGACCGATGGGTGCAATTTACCTATTGATAGCGGTAATATTTTAGATAACAATTATATTTATGTAGGTGGAAATATAAATCAAATAGTTGGTAATTTTCAAGTATTGATACAAGACCAAAACGGTAACACTTTACAAACATTTACCACTTCAGGCACTTATACCGTAGAAGTGTTACAACAAATAATTGATACAATAAACAGCAATACAGCAACCGTAATAGACCCAATAGTTTAATGGCAAACGTAGATATAAGATTAGGTTATAAAGATAGTGCTTGGTTTACAGCCAATGCAACGCTTGTTTTAAAAGCAGGGCAAACAGTTTATTTATTACAAACAGGAACTTATAAAATTGGTGACGGTACAACTCAGCTTAGTGCTTTATCTTTTTTAGGTGGAACGTCAACTTTTACAAGTGTTTTAAAGCATACAGTTAAAGCAGGGCAAGCTATCAACAAAGGACAAGCGGTTTATGTTAGTTCTGCTGACGGTACTAATATGGTTGTCAGTAAGGCATCAAATGTAAGCGAAGCATTAAGCTCTAAAACAATGGGTTTGTTAGAAACTACTTTGGCTTTAAATGGACAAGGCTATGTTATTACAGAGGGTTTGTTAGCTGGCTTAAACACTAATAGTGCAACTATTGGCGATCTAGTTTGGTTAGGTGTTAATGGCGATTTGATTTATGGTTTAATAAATAAACCTTATGCACCCGCTAACTTAGTATTTATAGGAATAGTAACAAGAGTAAGTGCAACGGTAGGAGAAATATTTGTTAGAACTCAAAACGGTTTTGAACTCAAAGAATTGCACGATATTGATTTGATTAGTAATGCACCAGCAAATAACGATGTACTGCAATACGAAAGTTCTACAAGTTTATGGAAAAATAAACAAATAAAAGATAATATACAAATGGCTATTTTTGTATCGTCTTTAAGCCCATCGGATGCAACAACTTACTATTTTTTTAGAGCAATACCAACAACAACTGCTACAAATCACGCTATTAAATTAGGTTATAACGGAACTATTACAAGTGCTATATTAATAGTTGGTGGTAATACAGTTAGCGGAAGTACTGAAAGTTCAACTATACAATTTAGAAATATAACTCAAGCAACTTCAAGCCTTATTAGTAATACAGTAAAAACAAACGCAAGCACAACGTCAATAGTTTCTCAAACGGTTACTGGTTTAAATATACCTTTTTTATCAACGGATGATTTTTGTTTAGAATTTAACGCTGCTACATTTGCAACAAATCCAACAGCTATGGCTATTACTGTTTATTTAACTATTGAAAAAACAAGCTAGATGAAAACATACGAGATTAAATACGAACCAATTACTATTAAAGATAAAGTTATTGATAAGTACAACATTTATTATTATATAGATAATATTTTAGAAAATAAAGAATTTTACGGATATAATTTAGAATTACCGTTAATTAAAATAAGAGAAAATTATAATTTAAAAACAAAATAAAATGGCACAAGAAATAAACGATACAATGATTAACCGTATGGGCGGTTTAAATGGTTCTAAAACAATAACAGGAACGGGAGCGGTTACAGCTTTAAATTTCTCACAAATTTATGTGCGTGAAGCTACTGTAATTGGAACTTTAACAGGCACTGACTTAACAACTGGTGCAACTAGCAATTTATTAACTACCTTAGGAATAAGTGCGGTTAGTTTAGTTGCTGGTGAGTTACACGTAGTACCTTACGGAACTAAAATAAGCGCAATTACTTTAACAAGTGGCTCAGTAATACTTTACTAATATGATACTAGGCAAAGCAATAAGTCCTTTTGCATTAAGGAAAAAAAACGGCAGCGTTCCAACGGATGCCGATGCTCAAGCGTTTATAACTGCAACTGGAATAAGTGGCACGAATGCAACTGCTACTAATCAGTTAGTTATTGATTTAAAGGCTGCTAACATTTGGACTAAAATGAAAGCTATTTATCCAATGGTAGGCGGAACTGCAACGAGTCATAAATTCAATTTATTAAATCCCGTTGATAGCGATTCGGCTAACCGTTTAGTATTTAGTGGAGGTTTAACTCATTCAAGTACAGGAATTTTAGGTAATGGAACTAATGGATGGGCTAATACTTTTTTAAATCCTTCAATAATTTTTCCAAGTGGATTTGCATCAATGGGATTTTATAATAGAGTTGCGGCTACTAACTTAAATTATTTTATGGGAGTTGCACTTTCTTCAGTTAATTTTTTTAGAATACAGGCAGTTGTTAGTAATGTAATGAGGCACGTCAGTAAAGGTACGGCTGCAACTAATCACACATTAACTGATAGATTAGGTTTTCATGCTAATAGTAGAACATCTAATACTTTAATTACAAGTATTGATAATACAGGAGCGTTTCAAACAAATGCAACAACTGTTTCGGGAACTTATCCAATCCTTGATATTCCTTTATTTGCTTTAAATTCATCTGTTAGTGGTATTGGTAGTTATATTAATGCTGAATTATCTTTTGCTTATATTTCAGATGCTTTAACATCTAGTGAATTAACAAGTTTAAAATCAATAAATCAAACATTTCAAACAACATTAGGTAGACAAGTATAATGACAACTTTAAAAGACATAAAAAGAGAACAATGGGACTTATATGTAGGTCTATTAACATTAGAACAAAAAAATAGTTTATTGTTGCAAGAGTTCGCTCCTGACTGCTACTTTAACCCTATCCAAGACTTAAATGATAATTGGATAATTAGCGTAGAGGAAATGGCTAATTGTGTAAACGATGAATTTATGTGGGTAAAAGATTTACCTTTAATTATTTACGAACCAAAACCAAGCCCGCCACCATTTAACTAGCTATGAAAGAACTTGCATCTTTAGAAAACAAAATAAAATTAATGACTTTTGCAGCGGGCTTAATGTCGATGTACTTTGCTATCAAATCCGATATAAGAGAACTTTATACTGAGAAACGATACGAAGTAGAGCATTTACAATATCAGATTGAAGAAATAAAAGCCGATTGTTGCGACGAAAAAAGCAAAGATAAAAAGGTTATTTACAAAGAACAAATGGCGGTTATTCCTAGTGAAACTAAAATAGAAGCTATATTGTAATTATGGAATTACAATTAAAGCGTGAAATATTTACCGAACAAAGCACTATTGGTACTTTAACTATTAATGGTGTTTTTGAATGTTTTATTTTAGAGGATCGAGATAGAGGGTTAAGTGATGCTTTAAGTTTAGAGCAAATATTGAAAGTTAAAGTGTATGGCAAAACTGCTATTCCTTATGGCAGATATGAGATTGACTGGACTATGAGTGCTAGGTTTAAAGTGTTTATGCCAATATTGTTAAACGTTAAAGGCTATGCCGGCATAAGAATTCATAAAGGCAATACCGAGATAGACAGTTTGGGCTGTTTGCTATGTGGCACTCGTAAAAAAAGTAATATGATTACTGAAAGTACGCTAGCAACTAAAAACCTTTACACAAAGATTGAAGCGGCAAAAAAGCAAGGGCAAAGAATTTATATAAATATTGTACGATGAAAAATATAATTGATTCTTTTAAAATGGGTAATACTGGCTTTTCTAGTCGCAAACTAACAGCCTTTACAATTATTGCTTGTATAGTTGCTGCTCATATTAAATGGCTTTGTATGGGAGATTTCAGTATGATAGGCGAAGTCTTTATTATTGATTACGGCTTTGTAGCTGCTCTTTTTGGAATGACAACATACAGCGGTTTGAAAGCTAAAGATTAGTTAATTCAACTCTAACTTGTTGATAAAACTGATTAATATGTCCGCCAGTTACTTCCAATATTTCATCAACTGCTATTAATGCACTTTGCTTTGCAAGTTCAAATCTTGGTATTACTAATAAAGAAGAATATTTAATAAATAACTCTTCCGCTTTTTCTTTACTTGTCATAATTTCATTATATTTGCATGATTGTTTGTAAATTAGGTAGGTTTCATGTCCTACCTTTTTTTATCTAATTAATAAGCCCCCAATAAATCCAACCCCTAAACCGACTGCGCCACCTTGAAATAAACCACGTCTATATTTACGTTTACCGTTTTTAATCTCATCGTTAACGTCACTTTTTAGTTGTTCAATAGAGGTGCTATCTAAGTTATGCTGGTAGTTTCTAATATCAATAATATCCTTTTGGTTATTAGTTACCGTAATTAAATTCCCGATTTGATTAATCTGATTATTGATAATAAACTCATTTACTGAATCAACTTTAGCACATTGGTTATAAAGCGTTACGAGTGATTTAATGCAGGCGGTATCTGCTATCAGTAAACTATCGTAAATGTATATTTTACGATATACTATTTTAGGTTTAATTTGACTGAGTTTAAATAAACTATCTCTTAATACCTTGTTGTTTTCCATTAAAGTAGCGTTAATAGCTTCTTTGTCCTTTACTACTTCATTTAGCGGATCAGTATTTACTATTGGCTCTTTAATACGGTGTGGGTTTCTGTTGCAATATGCAAGTGCGAAAATAACCAGTGCTAAAATTATAGCTCCGATTATTATTTGTTTGGCTTGTTTAGTTTTCATCGTTTAAATAGTTTAATAGTGATTTTTTTTGATGCTTTAAATTCTCCAGCTTAGATTTATTTATCTCTAAAATGTTTGATTGCTGCATGATTAGATTGTCTAAATTGTGTATCTCAAAATCTAGGTTTTGTATTATTTCGGTGGGGTGTTTGTCTTTATTTTCCATATTGTTAAGGTTTTCTATTAAGTAAATAATTAATTAAGTCCAGATACCAACAAAAGTAAACTGGACTTAATATTATGTGGGCTAGTAGTTTCACTATTTTATTTGTAAGTTGCGGTTATAACTAATTGTCGCACCCTCAACAAACACACCATTTTTAATAGCATCCTTAATAGCTTTCTTATCAGGGCTGCTAACTGTTTTGGTAACTATAAAACAAGCATCTAACTGGCTCTCGTTTGTTATTTCAACTGATTCACTATTCCTAAATGATAGTTTGATTAGTGGGGTTTCTATTTTCTCAACTTCAAATAGTTGCATTGCTAAAGATAATCTATTAATTAATTCATTTTCAATTTTATCATCTATATCATTATCTTTTTTTAATTTATCTAAATAATTTTTTCTTGCTAATTTCCTATCTCTTATTTCTTTAATAATAAAGGCATAATTAATACC